GGGGTTCTCACGCGACGGTTTTACCACCAGGTCCTTGCCAACGGCAACCTGGAAGGGTTTGTCCTGGGTAAAGACACCGTCGTTATCGGTGTAGACGCCCAGCTCGTAGAGGTCGAAGTCTTCGGGGTGGCGGGAGAGAGTCTGATCCCCGCCGTTGATGGCATCCGAGAATGACCGAATCCCGGCCCCGGTAGCAGTGACGAAGATCGGCTGCCCGAAGCAGTTGGCAGCACGGTCACGGATTGCAAGTACCTTGTAGATCACAGCGATTTTTCCTTTTGAGCGAGTCTAGCTTTATGGACGGTCTCACGCACGGCTAGACGTTCGTGCGTGTTGTTTGCGAAGTGTTCGAGCGCTTTTAACGTACGTTTATGTGTCAGGTTTTCCATCAGATCGGGATTTCTGAGCGCTATTTTTTTGTCGTAGTACTTTGGAGGGCGCTTGGTTTTCCCGTTGATGATTACCTTGTCATGTTGGTAGACGTCCGGGAAGTATTGCTCGAGCCAGGTATACCCGATGCCGGGTTTGAGAGACATGCGCCCATATTCGGGCGCAATTTGATGCAGCTCGCCAGTCGCTGTGTTGAGGCTCATGTAGTGAGCCTCGGCAGCGGGGCCGGTTATTTTTTTGGTTGCGTATTGAGCAACGTATCCAGCACTTTCTTGCGTAACGTTTCCGACGGTGACGTACCCGAGGCGCCAGTGTCGCTGGAGTGTGTCTGATCCCCAGAGCACTCCATACGGTTTTTGACTATGGCGCAGGAGGTCAGAGGGACGGTAGCCAAACAAAAGAGCGTGGTAGTGCGGACGGCGGTTTTTCTCGCCGTACTCCCCGCACATGAAGAACCGAATTGGGTTCGGCGCATGTTGTTTGCGTAGCCGTTTGAGGAAGAGCTGGAAATGACGATGGTTCAGGGAACCATCGGTTGGGAGGTTCGTGTCATCGTACGTGAGGGTAACGAAGCACGAGTTTTCGTGCATTTGGGATTCGTGCACGCAGCGGATAGCCCAGGCCTGGGCCTTGTCCGCGCGGCATCCAATGCACTGACCGCAAGGGAGCGTGAGTTCCCTGCGGATGTTCCCCCGTTCGGCGAAGACGATCCCCCCCGTCTCGGTCTGCCAGGCCGAGAGGGGGGAATAGCAGGCCATTACAGCCGGATGCCGCCACGCATGGGGCCAGCGGTCAGATTGACCGCCTTGGTGGTATGGACATTCCGCTTAAAGGTAGCTGCGGACTTGCCCTTGTTGACGGGGGAACGGTGTCGCATGGTCATGCTCCAGGTTGAGGGTTAGGTGACGAATGGTGTCACCTAGCACAGTTAGTATCAAGTAGATGCACTGTGCTAGGCGCCCCGGGGATTACCCCGGGACGGGCGCCGGAGGGGGGTTGCCATCGGCAACCGGGGGAGCCAGCCCCATCTCACGAAGGGCCGGCAGATTGCTCGGTAGAGCGCAGAACTCCAGGAAGGCCTGGGGGTCATGGTTGAACCTCTCTCGGATGGTGGCCGGGATGGCCAGGAAGGACTGCTCCGCCGCCTTGATAGCGTTGAGCGCGGTCTGATAGTCGGAGACGGTCTCCGAATAGTCCTCGTAGGACGGGATACGGACGCCCTGGGGCGCCGTTCCGGTCAGACCGTAGTTTCTGACGATGAAGTTGATGTCGGCGGACTTGGCGTCCGCCTGGCGCGTCAGGGACGGCGAGAAGTGTTTGATCGACGTCGCCTTGGCGGCGGCGTCGGTATTGTAGTTCAGGCCGTTTCGGACCTTAGGCTGACTCATGGCTATTTGGCTCCCGGATTGAATCCGTGTAGTTCAGGGTGATAATCGGGATCGAGCGTGACCGGCTTCTGAAGCGGCGCAGCGCCTTTAGCGCCGAACCGACCGCCAAAGTAAGCACCAGCGATAGTGCCGCCGATTCCAAGAATCTGCGCAAGATCGCCGAGGATGGGTCGGACATATTTTCCATACTTGGTTTCGTTGATGGCCTTTTGGTTCGCGGAAACGACGGCTTCATTTTCGGCAATGCCGACTTCCGCCATCAGCTTTTTTTCGGTCTGGATGAAGAGAGCCTTTTTCTGCTCGAGGTCCATGTTTTTCAGGTTCAGGTCCGCAGCGATGCTGGCGACCCTGGCCTTCGATTCCTGAATAGACTGCTCGATGCTCGAGGTAGAGGCTTTCGTGTTGTTGATGGTCTCTGCGACGGCCTCCATTTGTCGGCCGATGAGCTCAGTAGCCTTCCGAGCCTGTTCCGTCGTGGCTTGCAGATTTTCAGGCCGACGGCGTTCGGTTTCCTCCTGAGCCCTCTTGAGGTCTGTATCCGCTTCGACGTTGGTACGAGTGGTCTCGAGATTGCGGATTTCCTGCGCAGTACGCGCAGTGTTCATCTGGAGGTTGGCGCTCGTCGCCTTCGCGACGGAGGCCTGAGACTGGCCGGCCTGGAGCCCGGTCCATGCTTTGACAATTTCCCCACCAGCTGCGGACGTGCCAGCGGCGTCCGCGGTGGGGGTTGAGGCTCCGCCCTGGGAGTAGGCGAGCATGGGATTAAGCCCGGCGGCTTTCATGTCGGCGACACCGCGCTGGTACGCGGTGTTTGATGCCTCCATGGTTCGCCGCCAGGCGAGGTTATTTGCTTTAGCCGATGCCCGGTTCCCGGTGAACCAGTTGTTGATCGACTTGAAGCCGGACTTTACGCCGAGGGTCATTAGAAATGGTCCACGAGGCCCGGGACGGAGTACATCGGCATAGCGCGCGCGGCCTGGTTCACGAAGAACATGTCCGCAATGAACTGCTTGCCGGCCGCCTCTTCCTGGACAGCCACGATTCTGTCCATAGGGGGGCGGTCCTCGATGAACGTGGCGCCGAGCGTCGGCAGTGCCGTGAAGTACTGCGACAGATGCCAGCCGTCGATGGTGTTCGCCGCCGAGGACTTGAAGAAGCCGGAGATCTGTGAGGGGTTGTAGCGGTACTCGGCCCAGCGTTCCTGGTAGCCGAAGACCGCATCGTCATTCGCGTCGCCGCGAATGTAGATTTCCTTGTTGAAGACGGGCTGCTCGCCCAGGTGAGAGAAGACGGGCCAAAAGAAGTCGTACTTGGTCTTACGACTCCACATCTTGCGGAGGCCCTGCTGATAGGTCAGGTCGGCCCGGACGGAGGCAAGGCCGATGATCATGCCGTGCTCGGTGAACGACTGCGTGAAGCCGTGCGCATGCGCGACGAGCGTTCCATAGGCCGAGAGGTTGCCGAGCGGGGTGCCGTTGCCAGAGTCCGGGGTCGCCGAGGTCTGAGCGACCTGGGAGATATTGACCGGCGTCGAGCCGCCGCCGAGGTATTCCGGCCGCTGCAGTCGAGCGTCCGGGGAGATGACGCCGAAGTGCGCGCGGATGATTTCCGTGTAGCGCGTGCCGCCTCGAGCATCGCGTTCCAGCAGACGCTGCAGCTGGAAGGCCTCGCGAATCTGGTTGATCGTCGAGGCGGTCGCGGCGGAGAGATCGGCGAAGAGGTTTGCCGGCACCACGTTGTTGCCGGTGCCCAGGTTGGTCGCTGTGTTCAGTACCGTGCTGGTGGCCGGGCCACCGACGGTCAAGGCGCCGGCGCCAGAGACAGCCGCGCCCGTGGTCTGACGCCACTGAAGCGCGACCTGGGCGGAAGTGTTGATCGGGGACCCGGTGATGACCGGGGCCGTGCCGGAGAGCGGGAGAAGGACCTCAGGTCCTTTCTGCGTCCACGGCAGGCAGGCCGTGAAGTAATCGTGGCGCTTGCCACGACGGAGAAGGGTGTAGGTGCTCGCAGGCTCGCCAGCGTCGGTCTTGGGGACCGCGACGGAATCCTGGAGATTCTGGTCTCTGAACCACTGGTTGAAACACAGGTTGTAGGCGCGGAGGAAGAGCGCCGAGTGCTTGATGGTCGCATTGTTGGCCAGCATGCCGACCGTAGGCAGGCCCATGTAGTCCTGCAGAGAGTTGACGGGGTAGCCGTTGGGGGGCGAGGTGATTTCCGGAATGACGTAGTCCGTGCTGTCGCCCGGGTTGGTCTGCTCGCCCATGAACTTCTGCCAGTTGTCCCAGACCAGGCGGTTCGGGACGAAGAAGAAGAAGGTATCGAGGTAGAGGTTGTCCATGATCGGGAAGATCGGAGTGGCGACGCGCGCGAAGATGGTCGCGCGGAGGTTGAACGTGTCGCCAGGGAGGACTTCGTCAACGTAGATCGGGACCAGGTAGCCCGCGTCGAAGGTAGTCTTGTGCGTTTTCTCGATGCGGAACGAGGAACGCGGAATGTCAGCCTTGGGGACCATGCTGAAAGCGTGGGTGCTGACGGACTTGTTGCGGTGCATTTGAGGACCTCGGATTCGGAAGGTTTAGCGAGGGGGAGAGGGTTGGCGGCGCAGCTCGTGCAGCAGCTCGAGGACGCGCAGCAATGAATCGAGTTTGTGGCCTTCGGAGTTGTTCGATCGCTTCGCGATCTCGGAGAAGAGGCGGGGCCGAGGGCGCCCCGCCAATGGCAGCTCAGTAGGCTTTGTCGCTGGGGTTCTCACGCGACGGTTTTACCACCAGGTCCTTGCCAACGGCAACCTGGAAGGGTTTGTCCTGGGTAAAGACACCGTCGTTATCGGTGTAGACGCCCAGCTCGTAGAGGTCGAAGTCT